CACCTATATATGGACTAGAAGAATATAAAACAGCACTTACAGGTAGTGCAAAACATCTAAAACTTAATATGAGTATTGTATCTAATGGATATGATGTAAGTGTTCAAGATTTAGCAATTATTTTAAAAGAAGGGAAAATACGATGAGTGATTATACTTTAGCAGTCAATTGGTCAGGAAAAGATGCTCTCTCAGATAGTGATGCTGCGAAAGTAATCTCTGGTTCTGATTTTAATACTGAATTTACAACAGTTAGAACAGCAGTTAATTCTAAAGCTGATACCAATGGTGATAGTGGAGAAGATTTTGCTGCAAATAATGTTACAGTAGCAGGTAATACAACTATAGCTGGAACACTTGCTGTAACTGGAATACCAACTGTTCCTACTGCTTCACAAGGAACAAATACAACTCAAGCAGCAAGTACAGCTTTTGTTACAACAGCAGTCGCAGCTTTAGACGCAGCAGCAATTAATGCAATTGTATATCCAGTAGGTTCTATTTACACTAATATGGCAGTTGCTACAAACCCTGCTACTTTATTAGGTATGGGAACTTGGGTAGCATTTGGTGAAGGCAGAGTTTTAGTAGGTAAGGCTTCTAGTGGTACATTTGATACTTTAGTTGCAACTGGTGGTGCTGAAACACATACATTATCTACAGGTGAATTGCCTGCTCACACTCATACTGTGGATAAATATAATGCAAGCGGTGGTTCAGGTGAAGGTGTTCAGACAGGTGGTAATGTTACTGGCACAGTTACATCTAATTCAACAGGTGGTGGTGGAGCACACAACAACTTACAACCATATATCGTAGTATATATGTGGAAACGAACAGCATAGGAGAATAGAATGCCAACAAACTATGGAACAACTTTAGGTGGACAGCAGTATGGTAGAGCTGTAGCAGCAGGTGGTGGAGATGCATCAAAAGGCTATAAAAAACTAGGTGGTGGTTCTAGTCGATATGGTAGAAATAGATCAAACTTTAATATACCTTTAGGTGGTTTTGGGGGTAGAGGTGGTGGTGGAGCACGATTTGCTGAAGAAGATTTAAAAAGACAACTTGAATACGATAAAGCTATTTGGGAAAGATCTACACCAGATGTAACAGGAGTTGGTGGACAGGTTCGTTGGGATAGAGATAAGAATATGCTTACTACTTCTTTATCGCCTGAAAATCAAGCTATTTATGATTCTATGATAAGCAGACAAAAAATGTTTGCTGGCAATGTAAATAGTTTGGCTGGCGGTGGATGGCAAGATGCTTATCAACAACAGTTTGATAGTATGCGTAATATGTATAGTGCTAGTGATGCTAGAGAAGAAGCTAGAAGATTAGAAAGACAAAATGCTACTGGTGCATCTTCAACTGGTAGATTTCAAGAAGATGCAAATGCTGCTGCATTAAGAAATCAAAGAAATCTTGAATTACAAAATACTGCATTTTTACAATCACAACAATTAATTGATTCTGAACTAGCAAGAGAATATGGTGCTGTAGGTATGATGAGTAATCTAGGTAATATAGCTAATAGTATGGCTGTTATGCCTACACCTAATACGGCAGGTAATATGGCAAATGTAAGCACAGCATCAACTCGTTGGGCAGATAATTTAGCTATGGAAAGTGCAAAACGATCTAAAGGCAAAAGTGATTTCTGGGGTTCTATATTAGGAAGCCTTTTTAAATAGGAGATAAATAATGGCAACAGGTTTTAATATTCCAAGTATGTTTGAGGCTAGACAAGCTGTAGACAGGCAAATGGAAACAGATGCACAAACAGCAGGTAGATTGCCTCTAGGTGGAGGTATGATGTACGCTTCTTCAATGGTAGGAGATATTAGAAATCAAGGATTACAAACTGTTGCTGGCATGTTAGGAGGTGTTGGTAATCCAATCATGGATCAACAAAGAGCAATTACAGAAGTTATGGATCAATTTCCAGATCCACAAAGTGCTGAAGATTACACACAAATTGCTGGTGCTATGAACTCTAAAGGCCTATACAATTATGCTGCAATGGCAATGGATAGGGCAAATGAAATTAAATCACAATTACCAACTACTACATACAAAACAGAAAAAGTTGGTGTAATGAAAGATGGTAAGCGTTACACACAAACTTGGCAAGTAGATAACAACGGCAATATGATAAAAATGCTAGGCGAACAACTTACAAGTGAACCAGCAAAAGAAAGCACAAGTAGCAGTTTTAATAAAGTAACCCTTGAAGAAACAGCAGAAGATGGATCACTTGTTAAAAACACTTATGAAGTAACTAATGATGGACAATTAGGCAAAAAAATAGCAACAGTACCCCTCTATAAACCTGAAGAAGAAGAAAAAATAGAATCAAATCCATTAAAACCTGTACATGAGGCAACTGCTGAAACAATAATGGGTGAGCAATATTCTAGTTTAGTTAAAGGAACACCTGAATATGATAGTATGTTTGATGCTCAAGTACAAATAGTTTCAGATAATTATGATGCTGAAATTAAAAGACTTGGAAATGCAAAAGCGTTTGATCCTGTAGTTTTAATGCAACAAACTAATCCTGCAACATTAGAAATAGATCCAAGAACAAATGAAGCAGGAGAGTTATATGACGAAAAATATCCTAATGGTAGAAATTACACTAATGTAGAGGCACAAGTAGCTTCTAGAGAATACAAAAGAGCAGGTGAGTTAGAAGCATACCAGATAATGGAAAATGAAGAAAACTTTAAAAACACAACAGCGTTAATAACAGCCGATGCTGAAAAAGCACAAACTTCTCGTAGTGAATTAAATAACCTAAACGCAATGATTAGTTTATTAGAAGAAGGTGCAAAAACTGGATTTGGTCAAGACTTTAAAGATGCCTATGGTTCTTTTTTAGAGGGTATTGGTATAAGTAACCCACAAGTTGCTTCACAAGATATATTAAGAACCTTCATGAAAAGAGCAGCATTAGAAAGATTATCATTCTTAAAAGGTGCTGCATCTGATAAAGATATTGATTTTGTAGAAGCTGCTGGTGCTCAAATGAATAAGAGTGAAGAAGCAAACTTAGTCATCCTTAAAACATCACAAATATTGCATGATCGTGTTTTAGATATAAATAGACACATGAGGCAATGGGCAACAAATTACGAAACAGACAAAGGAGTAATGCCATCACCATTAGAATATGGCAATGAAAAAAACAGGTATCGTAATAGAGGCCAATCTGATTTTTACCCATTAAAAGAAGGTGAAACAGCAGTACAACCAATTTCAGAGGCTATCAAAGTAACAATGCAAGAGTTATTAAATTATCCTGAGGATTTAGAGTTTAATGCTGATTATCAAAGTTTTGCAGAAAATGATTTATTGCTTGATGAATTACAAACCAAATATGGCGAATAGGAGAGTCTAATGAGTCAAATGATAGAATTAGCATTTGCTGGTTTTGATGAATTAAAAACTGGTATTGCAGAGGCTTTAACTCCAAAGCCTGATATGTCTAGAGCAGAAATAGAAGAAAGAGCGAAAGATAGAAAAGATGCTCAAAATGCTATTAATTTTATAATGAAAGACTATCAAGGTATAAATGATCCTAATTGGGATAGTGAGGCTTGGGTAGACTCAGAGGGTAATACTCGTAGTGGTATTAAAGAAAGAGAAAAATTGTTATCTATGAAAAACATTTTAGATAATGAGTTAAAAATTACATATGACGAATTAAAAAAAGATTCCAATTTTTTGCGTAATGCTCAGATGATGTACAAAGCTGAACATGGACACGACTATACAGGATTGCCAAAAGATCTTGTAGAAGAAACTTTTAAAAAATTTAATTTTATGGAGTTTAATGTTGGATGGACAGGTGCAGAATTAGTATCTGATAGTATGTTTTATGATGATTTTAATAAAGAACAATTAACTGCTGTTCGTAATGCTTATACACAATTTCAACAAACTCCGTGGACAGGTGATGGATCTAGGGCATTTTCAAGACAATTAAGAGATTTAGTTGTTGGTACTGCTGCTGATCCACTAAGTTGGGCATTTTTTAGTCAAAAAGCAATACAAGCTGGATCTACATTAGGTAAGTTAGGTGCAAAAAAATTATTTCAGAAAAAAATATCAGATCGTATAGCTGCTAGTCTTGGTGCTGCAAGCTATACTGGTATGTATAGTGGTGCACAAAACACAAATATACAAAATATTGAAATAGATTTAGGCATGAAAGATGAATTTAGTAAAGTTGAGTTAGGTTTATCTACTGTTGTTGGTGCTGCATTGCCTCCAGCTATTGCATTGTTTGGTTTGGGTGGCAAATATGTAAGTGATAAAGTAGGAGAAAAATTAGCAAACAACACAAGCATACAAAATTTTCAAATACCTATATTATCTAAAAACATGGCATCTCTTGTAGGAAACATTACCAGAGCAGGCAGACACCCTCAATTGGCTTATTATGGTAAAAACATGGTAGATGATAGCCGTGGTACATTAAAAGGCAAAACAAGTGCAATGTTGGGCGTTATGTCGGATCTAAGAGATAATATGATTGGTAGATCTTCTAAAAATGCTGTCAGAGAATTTCAACAAGGTCTTAATGATCATGTTGTAAATCCAATGAATCAAGCTGTTAAAAATGGTTATGAAGCATTAGTCTATAGAGATATGACAGATTTAGACAGTAAAGGAATGATGGATGCTATACAAAAAATTATTGATGGACAAAAAAATAATGCTGATTGGGATAAAGCATTTACTAACAATAGGCAAATACAAGATCTTCTAGATTTACTAAATCCTAAAGTATCTGATGATGCTATGGCAAAATGGAAACAGTCTGCTTCAGATATTTCGTTGAAGAATTCACAAAATATGGCAGAATATAGAAGGCTAGTACAAGAATATGCAGACAATATGGCAAAACCAATTGTATTGCAAAAAAATTTACAAAATCCAATTAAGCCTGAAAAACTAGAAATACCACCAAAACCAAAACCAGAACATTTACAGGCTAAAACTACAAACACAGAAGGATTAGAAGTACCTTCCAAAGATATTAGTGAAACATTTAAAAGTTTAAGATCTGTTTTATATGAAGGTCAACAAAACGCACTTGCTGGCGATACTAAACAATTTGCTACTTTGAAAGCATTGAAAGAAATAAGAGAAATTGTTTCTAAATCACAAAGAAATCAACTTAGCACTAAAGGTGATAAACAACTTTATGATTCATTACTCAAATCTACTGAAGATTTTAAAACTGTTTTAGAAAAAACCACAATAGGTAAAAAGTTTGCAGCAATATTACAAAATCAAAAAGATGCCGTTTACAATAAAACAAAAAGAAATGCTGCTGGACAGTTTGATGGCAATCAAGAATTAGCAAAAGCCTTAGATCAAGATACTGATATGATGGTTCAGGCTTTGTTAGAAGATATTATTGATACTAAAAATTCGTTTCCATTATTACAACAATTTGAAAGTACATTAAAGTCTATAGATTATCGCACTAATAGAGTTGTTGATGCACTTAATCAAAAAAACAATGTGCCGATATTAGAAAAACGCATGATGGCACAATTAATAGATGGTAACTTTGACGAGTTTCCTGAATTAGCAGAAATATCTAAATTACAAGGTAAACAAAGAGATCAAGCAGTTTCTAGTTTGGCTAGTGAAAAATTAAAATCTAATGTAAATTCTTATGAACCAATTAGAGAAATTATAAAATCAAGATTTGGTCAAAATTTAATTGAGGATATGGGTAGTGATGATGCTAGATCTAGTGGTTTAGTTATGCTTGCTAAAGTTTTAGATAGAGAAGATGGTTTTGAATTTATGAAGCATTTATATCCTGAATTTAATGATAGTTTATCTAAAATACAATCACTTGACGATTTCTTAAAAAACAAAGTTAAGAAAAAACATTCACAATCTGTAATTGTTAATATGACATTCGCTAATTTAGCTATGGAAGCAGGTATGGTAGCAGGTGGTGGTGGTGGATTAGGTAAAATTTTAGCTGGTGGATCAACATTAGCTACTATGGGTGGACTACAAGTCTGGAGGAATTTAGTTGGCGATCCACAATTTCAAAAAGCAATGGCTGACATTCTTAACAATGATGGAAGAATACCAACCAAAACTGCTGCAAAGCTGCAAGATAAATTTGGCTTTGATCAGGGCGGAATACAACAATTGCAAGATGATTTAAACAATATGCTTATCACAATACCTGTTATTAAAACACAGGAAGAATTGCGTGGTAGAGATGACATGAAAGCACAAAAAATGCTGATGAAATAGGAGATATATGGCACAGTTAGATCCAAAAATTAAAAGATTATTATCTGGAATGTTGACAAAAAAAATACCAGAGGCCGATGAATGGTTAGAAGGTACAGAGTTCGATAGCGAAGGTAGGCCAATTCCTGTTAGTGATAAAATTATTGCTCTTGAAGAAGTTGCAGAAAGCATGAGTGTGCCACAAATTCAAAGAGAAATGACTGATGCTGAAGTACATGAGGCTGCTGAGATTGGCCAACAAATAAAAAAAGAAATACAAAGAATGTTGCGATCTTTAGGTGCAGATAAAAAAGAAGGCATGCTTACTAAAGAAACCAAAAATGAAGTTGCAGAAGAAACTCGTAAGCCAGTACCTTCTAAGAAAGAAAACATTAGTAAAGATGTTGCAGAAGATCTAACTAAAGAAGCACTTGCAAAACCTAAAGACAAAGGTAGAGGTTTAAAGGGTTACAAAACACCTGAAAAACAAGAAAAACGAGGATATAAACAAGATGATGGTGGTAACTGGAGTGTTGATACAAAAGCACAACATTGGCAAACTAAAGAAGGTTATGATGAAGCTATAGAATTATATGGCAGTAAGCCAGCTTGGGTTAAAGAACCAAGTTTAATTTATAACCCAAAAACTAAATCATACGATCCTATTAAAGTAGAAAAACCAAAAGATGTTAAACCATATAAAAGGATAAGTTTGTAATGGAATTTTTAAAAGATATTGGTAGAGGAATGTTTGGCTTGAACAGTCAAGATACTTTTGGAAAAAAGATTGGATCTGGATTAAGAGAAACTGCTAAATTTTACAAAGCCAATCCAATTACTACAACTGGCGTATTAGTAGGTTCATATTTTCTTCCAGATCGTTTAGAAAAATTAGATCAAGACATTGCTGATTATGAACAGTTTTGGATAGATAAGCAAGGCCATGCCAATGCACCTCGTTTAGAGGATTATCAAAATAACGCAAGCTATATTGAAAATGGCATAACCTATACTAAAGATGATTATGATCCTATGGAAGAATACACTAAAGATTACAAACTTTATTGGGATATGCGACCATTGGATATGGAGTATCGTTAGAGTTTACAAACTCCATCTTCACAATCATCGTCTGCTGGTGCAGATATAATATACTCGTTAGCTTTTAATGTTGGTGTAATCTTTTTAGGGTTAGCGAGGTTTCCTACTTTAAACTGTTGCATTAGGTTTTCGTAACTTCGTACTTCACATCTCTTTAAATACTTCTTATAAGCCTCATCAAACTTTAGGCTTAATACTGATGCCCTTTTGGCATAATCTGTTGCTAATGCTTCACATAGCTCTAACCTCGTCATTTCCATAGATCTCCTTTTGTTTATAAAGTATGTAGGCCTGTTTACTATATATTTTTCTAGCAAATATTTCTACTACTTGTCTATCATCAATAAATAAAACACCATTCAAAGCATCTAAGATTGCTTTAATATAATTGTCAATATCTGAATTGTTATTGCAATAGGTGTTAGCTAATTTCTCCGTTTTTTTCTTTGACCAAGATTTAGGCATCTTGATATAAAAATCTACATGAACACTTAACAAGTTTTCAGAGAGAGTTGTTTCCATCTCACTTGTTAGTGCTTGCATGTCTTTTTTAAACTTGGTATACCTCTTAGGGTAGTATGTAGACCAACGAGTTACTCTTGGTCTGGAGGCTGGGCAAGGATCAACTTCAAATGTAATCCTCATAGTGTTCGCCTCTTAGGATATCAATATCAGATATTGCTAAAGCTAAAAGAAGTCTGATTTCTATATCTCTTGGTGTATCTTCTTCTCTTGCTAACTCTCTAGCGTTCCTTAAATTTTCTGAAATTGCATCTAGTTTGTCAAATCTTTCTTGTTTATGCCTTATGCTCATTACTCATTGTTCTATGATAATCTTCATTACGAGGCAACATAATGCCCCACTCTCTTGAGAAGTAGTTATCAATATCTTTTAAGTATTGAACAAATTCAGGAATCGTAAGATCTTTACTTGATCTTTCTCTATCACCTAAAAATCTTTCAGCAAGATCTTTTTTAAATTCTTCTTTGCTTTCTTCACCTTGTTCTTTTCTTAGGATATCAACCCAAAGGTGATACAAACGGCTTTGGAACTCTGTTCTTTTAGGTAAGTCTTGAGTTATAGATACTGTAGCTACATCACAGTCAGGGTTTGTCTTGAAAAAATCATATACTAAAGCCTTAAATATTGCTTCTTTAGGCTCGTTTCTATGAATAACCCTGTATGTACTCATTGTATCATATCCTGTTCTAACAATTTGTCTATTTCGATCTCAATATTTTCTATTGCTTTTCGGAGATCATGGATTCGCCCCTCACCTTTGTGTTTCCATCTATACCTAACAAGATATTTGATTGCGTTACCTATTGCCCAAGTCATGTCTTGGTCAACAATAAATGTTTTAGCCTCTATCTTACCTTGAGTATAGTGTGAGGGGTTTTTGATATTGTCGTGTACTGTATTAGCCACCAACCCATCCAAAAAATAATGCCACCACACAAATTCCTAAAAAAACTGTTAAAGATCTGTTCTTTAGAATTGTGTTAATTACATCCATCACTTTTTCCATTACTTCTCTCCTCTAGTTATAACAAATTAGGGTACTTTTCAGTTGGAAGCTACTAAAAATAATGACTACAAAATCAATAATATTTAAGTACCCTAACTTCTTACAACTCATTATAAACAGGTTTATCTCCTAACCAACCTGTACATTCGTTAGCATGAACTGGATGGCAAGTTAATTGTTGCTCAAACTTACTACAACCACTAATCATCATTATAACAACAACTAATGGTATTAACATAAAGATTAACCAAGATTGTTTCATCTTATCCATTTTCGTAAAAATAGTTTAAATCTAAAGATAGGTGCTAAGATGTAATCAACAAATGGTAGCAGTATATATTTAATATAAAATATTCCCAAATATGTTTTAAAAGATCTATCGCCCTCTAATGTCAAATTTTCATCTATTTTATATTTAATTGTTTTCATTTAATTAATCCTTTTTCTACTAAAATTTTTTGTGTTTCGATAATTGCCCTATACATCTCTAATGATACATCTGTGTTAGGTGGTGCTTCT